TGCAAATGCTCTTCAACATCAAATGGTTGCATTGGAAGGAAATCAAGTAACATATATAGACTCTGGAATATGGAATGATAGTGTTACAATTAAACTTCCATTCATAGAAAACTGTAGAAGAGCTTATAAGTTATTATCTCTTTTAGAAGATGCTATTATCATATATAGAATGGTAAGAGCACCAGAAAGATTAAAGTTTGTAATTGATGTTGGTAATATGCCACCAGCAAAAGCAGAGGCATATGTTAAAAGTTTAATGCAAAAATATTGGACTAAAAAGACATATGATAGTCAAAGTGCGAATAGTGCAAGTGGTGGAGGAAGTGCTGGAAACGTGTACGACCCACAATCAATGTTAGATTCTTTTTGGTTTGCAAAAAGAGCAGGAGAACAAGGTTCTGATGTTCAAGTATTACAAGGTGGTCAAAATTTAGGTCAATTAGACGATTTAAATTATTTTGTCTTAAAACTTTATAAAAGTTTAAAAGTTCCTACTAGTAGATTAAATCCACAAGAATCATTCAAAGACGGTGCTGAAATCTTAAAAGAAGAATTAAGATTTGCTAAATTTGTTGTTAGACTTCAAAATCAGTTTTGCTCTGGTATAAAACCTTCGTTTATAACACATTTAAAATTAACAGGGCTGTGGAAAGAGAAGGGATTACAAGAATCTAACTTTGGAATAGAAATGGTTCCTCCTTCCAATTTCTTTGCAATAAGACAACAGCAATTATTGGAACTTAAACTTAAAAACTTTTCTGATATGTCTCAAAACGATGGTATATCTAATACTTTTGCACAAAGATATTATTTAGAAATGTCGGATTCTTCTATTAGTGAGAATATGGAATGGAAGAGAAAAGATGCTGCTCTTAGATGGGAATTGGCTCAAATAGAAGCAGCTGGTCCTAATTGGAAAGAGCAGTTAGAAGCAACACAACAAGCAGCATCGGAAGCTGGTGCAGCTGGTGCTGAAGCTGGTGGTGGTGCTGCTGGTGGTAGTGCATCTGAAATACCAGAATTTGGTGGTGCTGGTGCAGAAGCTCCTACAACTCCAGAAGCTCCTGCAACTCCAGAGGCTCCTGCAACACCAGAAGCTCCCGAAAATACACCTCAAACTTAAAAATATGTCTGAATCTATTATAATAAATCAACCAATAAGACAAACGACTGTAGTAATAGATACAGATGTTAATACTATATATCCTGTAGCTAATTTCATTAAGCAACTAAGTTCTAATTTTGAAAAGTTTTTAAATGTATCTAAATGGATACATTACAAATATCAAATACTGGAAATTGGCAAGATGTGTACGAATATGTAGAAAAAGGTGTAGTAGATGGTGGTTTTTTCTAATAAAAAAAGTTAAAAAAAAATAAATAAATTGTATTTATTTTTGGTAAGTATTAATGCAACTAAAAATTTATGTCTACAATTAATACATTACTAATTAAACGCAGATTACCCGACAGTTTATTAGGTGCTGGTGCTCCAGCATCTCTTTCTGGTGGTGAACTTGCATTCAACGAAATCGACTCAACACTTTACTATGGTGCTAGTGCTGGGATTCTTCCTATTGCTGGTCCTGGTCAATTTGTTAGTAGAACTCTTGCTCAAGACGTTTCTGGATCAAAAACATTCAAAGATACTACAATTTTTGATGCTGGTGTTACTATCAATAGTACATTAGATGTTAATGATACAATTGAAGCAAATTCTTACACAGTAACTGGTGTAGAGGTAATTGACTCTAGCAGAAATGCTTTCTTTGAAAATATTGATGCTAATGGTAATTTAACTGTTCAAGGTAACTTAAATGTTCTTGGTGCAACAACAGTTATTGAAACAACAACAACCACCACAAGTTCTTTTGCCATTACTAATAATGGTTCAGATACTGCATTGACCGTTACTCAGGTTGATGGTTCTAATGACGTAGCTGAATTTAAAGATGGTGTTGATACAGCATTGATTGTTAAGGGTTCTGGTAGGGTTGGTGTAGGAACCAATGATCCTAATAAAGAATTTACTGTAGTTGGTGAAATATCCTCTTCAAATAATATTACTGCTGGAAGTGGTAATTTGTATTTAGATCAATCTAAATTAGAAGGTGTTTCTAATCTTGGTCTAGAAATAAATGATGGAACTTATGTTGGTACATGGTTTTCCGAAACTAATTTACTTGCTACTGGTAGTAATTCTAATGTTAAAATTGGTGGCGAAAATATTTCTATTCAAAGAAATGATTTATATCCAACAGCATCAGGTGCTAGTCAGGCAACTTTAATTACTTTAGATGCTGTTACAACAAAAACAACGGGTACATTATCTGCTGTTGGTGGTGTTACATTTGATTCTACATTAGACGTAACTGGTGCTGTTGTTATAAACAACACATTATCAGCTACTGGTGCTGTTGATTTTGATTCAACACTCGATGTATTTGGTGCTACTACACTCCAATCAACATTAGGTGTTACACAAAACGCAACATTTTTTGCTAATGTTTCTGGACAAATGGGAGTTTCTGAAATCATCAATTTCATTATTGATGGGGGAACTTTTTAAAAATTAAAAAAAAGTTAAAAACAAAAAACTCTAGAATGGTCCAATCCCGTTCTAGAGTTTTTTATTAATAAAATATCTTCTGTATTTAATAAATAGAATTTAATGATTTTTAATATAAATATCTATATGTTTTTTAAGAAATTAATTACTAACATTAAAAAATATTTTTGTTTTAAAACTTCGGAGTTAAAGCAAGAAAAAACAAAAGAAGAAATATATATTCCAAAAATTAAACAATTTAAAAAATAAAAGATGCTTTCCGGAAATAAAATTTTATTAAGAAGAAGTAATGGTTTAGGACATACTCCTGCTCTTTCTTCTTTAGAATTAGGAGAACTTGGTCTGAATACTATTGATGGTAGAATTTTTACTAAAACAATTAATGGTTCGGTTTCGTCTATAGTTTCTTTTTTAAATAGTAATGATTATCCATATACATTAAATCATTACTATAGTTCTGTTAATTTTGTATACGGAAACAATACAGTAAATCAAATTTTTGCTTCTGTTTTAAATGGTTATAATAATGATATAACTGGTGGTGGATCAACAGTTGTAAATGGTCAATAATAGGTTCTGGTTTAAAAAATAAAATAAATGCAAATGGCGATTATTCTTTTATTGCTGCTGGTTCTGGAAATCTTATAAATCATTCAAATGTATTTGTTTTAGGTTCTGATTTAAGTTCTCATGCATCTGATTTTACATATGTAAATAACATAAGTGCTACTAACACTATATTTGGAGACGGGTCTGGAATACTTAATGTATCTGCACCTAATGTCGTAGCATTGGTTTCTAATGCAGAAAGTACAAATTTAGTAAGAGGAAATGTAGTATATGCTTTTGGTTCTCATGGAGATAAACTATCAGTAAAATTAGCTTCAAATACTAGCGAATCCACATCATCTAAAACTCTTGGTATTGTAAACGAGACAATTCCACCAAACGAAACTGGATACATAACTATAGGTGGTTCTATGGACGGATTAGCTCTAGGATCATTTAATTCTGGAGATTCTTTATGGTTGGGTTCAACAGCAGGTTCATTTACTAATATAAAGCCAATAGCACCAAACCATGGTGTATATTTAGGTGTTGTTGAAAGAGCAAATAATGGAAATGGAATCGCTTTTATTAAAGTTCAAAACGGATACGAATTAAATGAAATACATGATGTTTTAATTACTAGTGTATCTGCTGGTGATATAATAAGAAGAAACTCAACAAACACACTATGGGAAAATGTTAGTCTATCAAATATTACTATTGACACTGGTGTTAGATCATTAACTGGTTATTATGATTCTGTTTATACAACAGTTCAAACAAACTCGGCTGAATGGGAAGCTGCTTATGGTTCATCTGGTGCAGATTTACTAGTTAGATCTTTAACTGGGTTTTGGGATTCTACTTTTACAACAGTCAGTTCAAATTCTGCTAATTGGAACTATCAAGGTACTGACCTGAAAGAGCTTTCTGGTAATTGGCAAACTGCATATTCTTATGTAAGTGCTAATTCTGTAAACTTAACAGCTAATAACATTTTTGTAAGCAACGATTTAAATGTAATAGATACAGTATCTGCAAAATATTTTCAAGGTACTTTACTTGATTGGATGACATTAGTAAGAGGTTACAAGACAACTCCAACATTATTAGCAACTATAGGAACTGGTGAAGTGTATTCATATGTATACGAAACTACTGGAACTGATGTAACATATTATAGATACATAGCAACAGACGGAAGTGAAGATTCTTTCTATGGAAATTTCTCTAATCCTACGCTAAGTAATCTCATAGCAAAGAAAGCAATAATTTTATAACATGGCAACGTATATTTCTAAACAATCTGGTCTTTGGAGTTCTGCAACAACTTGGTTAACAGCTGCTGCTGGACAAACTACTCCCACCGCTGATGCAGGTTCTCCTCCACAATCCGGTGGAGGCGATAAATTTATTATTAGAGGAAATCATACGGTTGAATATGATGTTGTTGGAGTTTTTGGTGACGGAGCTTTTGCTACTGCTCCTTTAGCAGAAGGAGCTACTAATGCAACAATTTTAAATAGTTCGTGTATTGTCTTATCGGCTGGGAATCTAAAATGTAGTAGAACACAATCAACTTCTCTTACATCGAATGGTTCAATATTTGTAAATTTTGGTACTGGTATACCTACTCTTGATTGGGGTTCTTCTACGGACCCAATTTCATCTGCTGGAATTACTGCTGAAATTACTTTTGGACTTCCCTCTGATACTACCGGTAATAGATATGGTCTTATTAATAGATCGGGAGCAGTTTCCGATGGAACTACTGCCTCAGGTATACAGCAAAGCAGTATAACTATTTGTGGAAGATCTAAAACTAGAAACACAACACTAACAACAAATCACACAGCAGGTACTAACATTTTAAATGTTGCTGATACTACAAATTGGGAAATAGGTGATATATTAGTTGTAGAAGTTCCTCGTCTTGTTTCCTCTACTACGTTGCTTAGTAATACCATTGGTACAATTACTAATATAAACGGAAATGCGGTTACAATAAATTCCACTCTCAATGATAATATATCTGCTGGGTTTTATGTGGGAAATATGTCTAGTAATATAACATTCAAACCTGGATATTTTGTACCCAATAGTACCACAGCATGTAATTCATTTGGATTTAATTTTGATGCTAACGGTAATAATTCTCTTTATGAAATTAAAAATTGTAGCTTTCATAATTTTTCAGGCAACAATGGAGGGGGAATTGGATGCATAGGTCTAAATAACAATACATATCAAAGAAGACCTGTTACTATCGATAATATTGGCATATATTCGACTACTTCTGGTACACAGTACCCTGGTGGGGTGTTTCAAGCTTATGGTGCAACATATACAACAACAATAAAAAACATTGCTTTTTATGGTGGCAATAACGTAACATCGATTGCGTTTAGTTGTAGACTAAATGGTACTTCAAATATTAGCGATTCCGTTCTATATAGATGTGCTAGAGTTTCTTCTATAACGAACGGATTTTTAGGTCTTACGTTAAGTAGAGTTAGAGCTTTTTGTACTGATTATGTATATGGAGCTGCTGTTAATGCATTAAAAATACAAAATTACGACTCATTGTTTAGAGTGAATAAACCAGGTGGTGGTTATTTTTATATTTTAGGTGCTGGTACCGTGTATGATACAGTTTTGTTTGAAAATTGTATTATAGAAATGCTTAATCAAGCGAATCCATTAGCGTCTGTAGCTGCTCCCTCAGAAACAGCTTCTGGAACATACACATTAAATAATTGTATACTATCTGCGGTAAAACCAGCACTAATAGATAACCTTGCAACTACTAAAGATTTTGCAAGTAACATCTATGCTAGAAATAAAAACCCGTTAGAAAATTTTAGATTTAATTCATACTACTCGTTGAGTGGGAACTATTCCATGAGAAATAGAGGAATCGCTTCTTATGAAATTGCAGCTCTTAAACCAACATCAGCTTCTTTAAAAACTGTTTACGATTATATCGTTACAGAAAAAATTGCTTCAAAAACTGGTATACCACAAAGATATGTAGGTTATTTGAGATATAATACTATTTACGGTGGTGTAGATTTACCATATATTACAATTACTGACGAAGCATTAACGACCTCAGTAACTCAGACATTTAGTTGTTCTCCTATGTCAAACGAATGGCAAAAATTTGACTTGACAGTTACTCCTGTAATTGATGGAGATTTAACGTTGACTGTTACAGCAAAAACATCATCTCTTGCTGCTAGAGTGTATTTAGATGGATTAACATTCGCACCAATCTGTCGTGATGCGAGACATTATGGGTTTGTTTTTGATTCATTCCCTTACAGAACAGTTAACACTTTAACAACATTAATGGAGAATCAAGTATCTGCTATTTCTACTGTTAATAATCTAGATTATCTTTATGATGCATCAAATTATTGGTCTGTTACAAATCCATCATTAACTGCTTATACTGATCTTTATACACAAGACGGAAACATATTAGACTTTGGTTCTAAAAATATTGTAATTAATAATTCAGCATCTACTGGTTTTGCATATGCAAGTGCTTCAAGTACTTTAACTATTAAAACTCCTTTGTTATCGGGTGGAAATAATTTTATCGGTTTAAGAACAACCGGTAACATTTATCTTTCGAGCGGCTCAACAATTGGAGAAATTGATATCTACGGTAATTTATTCCAAGCAACACCTGTAAGTTTGTCTGGTATTTATATGGAAGGAACTCTTGCATATAATACAAATTCTAATACAACCATTGAATATACAGATTGTACGATGGATACAGTACAAAATGATGGCACTGGAATTATTACAATTAAGAAAACAAATTCTACAATAACTAATGGATCAGATGCAGAAATTGTTGACTTTATTCCAACCATTTTAAATGTAAATTTAAACGGTGGTTATTTAGCAATTTATGATGACACGGGAACAAGACAGTATTATCAAAATACTGACGGTACAATTGTATTGCCTTCAAATGCTACTGGTACTTGGACATATAAGATAGCAAGATACGGATATCAGTTTATTCAAGGTTCCTTTGTAGTTGATGGTAATACAGGTGCTACAATAGAAATTGCTCCTAGTTATACACCTGATAACTTTGTTACATCCAATCCGGCTACTGTTGCCGCATATACAGATTTAAATACATCGGAAAAAATTTACAATTATTTAAACTACTGGACCACTACAACATCTGGTATTGATTACGTTCCGTTCTATGGTAAAGCATTTGGTTCGATAACTATTAATAAAAATGTTACATTAGATGCAACTGCTGGAAGTATTTTAACATATAATGGTTCTACTCTATTAACATTAAAATGCTCTGGTTTAAGTGAAGATATTCTTTTCGTTTCTAATGGAAATGTTGTTGCTCAAAACGGAACAACTTATTCTGATGACGTTAAGATAAGAGCAACAAATATTAATAGCGAATTAATACTTGGTGGTGTAACTTCTCTAACTTTATTTCCGACTGAAAACGATAGAGACAATAATACAAATGAAGGAGATACCTTAACAGGAACAATCTTCAGATTCTTATATGGTGATGTCGTTAATGGTGTTACTTTAAGCGGTACTATATATGCAAAGGTAGATGTTGCTGGTACGATATTGCTTTATTCAGATGCAATTACAACTGGAAGAAATGAATTAGAGTTTGGTACTACTGGAACCCTTCAACAGATTATTAACAATCAAAAAGTTATTAACCAAGGTATACAAAAAGCTAGTATATTGGTTCCACACACTACAAATATATAAGTAATATAATATGTCATATCCTCCACAGCCAGTATTACCTAACCCTTTTCATGGAAGCACAACTTTTAATTCAAAAATTAAAAGTTATGATCATTTAGCTCAAAGGGTTAGAAGATCATTAGGAGAACCTTTAATTGAAGTAGAAATAAGCAGTGATTAGAATGGATAAACTTTTTAGTATTACTCCAGAAATGTATAATTCGAATCGTGTTGATAATACTACAAATCAAAATTTAAGCGCATCATATGATTTTGATTTGGATGAGTACAGAAAAGTAATTGATGTTTTTTCTTTTGCAGAAGGAAATAATTCTGGTGTTAATACACTTTTTACAATCGAACATACAATAGCACAACAAGCATATTTTGGTCATCTATTAGGAAATGTTGGATATGATTTAATTACATGGAACGCATTAAAAGAATGGTTAGATACTAGAGAAAAATTATTAGCATTAAAACCTTATTTTAGATTTTCACCAGAAACACAATATTTAAAAATTATACCAGAACCTTCTAAATCACAAATTTATTATGGATTAATTGGTTGCCATGTACAAAAGCCAATTAGAGATATTGTTAGTCAACTTTGGATTTATAAATATGTTTTAGCATTATCAAAGATTACGATTGGTCATGTAAGAGGAAAATATAGTGGAACTAATCTATTTGGTAATCAAACAGTAAATCATCAAGATGTAATGAGTCAGGGTATAGCAGAAAAACAACAACTTGAAGAGGAGATTACAAAAGATTTAATAGACAGAGAACCTATTACCGCCTTTTTTGTTGGATGATAAAACCAAAATTAATTAAAAAAAATACCGATTTTAAACAAGGTAGATTTAATCCATTAAATCCATCAAAATATAAAGGAACATTTCCTATTATATATAGATCTAAAATGGAATTAAATACAATGAGAATGTTAGATAAAAATCCAAACGTTATAACATGGGGATCTGAATCTGTTATTATTCCATATGTATCTCCCCTGGATAAAAGAATACATAGATATTTTGTTGATATGGTTGCTGCAATAAAACAAAAAGATGGTTCTGTAAGAAAGGTATTAATAGAAGTAAAACCATTTAAACAAACACAACCACCAGTGTTTAGTAATAAAAAATCACAAAAAACTATTGTTTATGAAAATGTTCAATATGCAATGAATATGGCAAAGTTTGATGCTGCTAAACAATGGTGTGAAAAAAATAATTTTTTATTTTTAATACTAACAGAGAATGAAATTACACTTAATTAGTGTAAATAATAATATAATATATTATGCAGAATAAAGCTTATCGACTTTTAGTTGAAGAACCAACCTATGAAGTTCAATATTTAGTTGAAGAAAAAAACAGGAACTCTCCTTCTATGGGACAAATCGTTAGGTCACTTCTTTTAGATGATGTTAAATTAGGAGTTTCTTCTAGAGCATTAGGAAGACTTGACCAAGATGGTCAATACAACAGAGTTTCTGATTTTAGATTAGTAGCAGTAGATGTTGTTGCTGATCCTTCTGTTCCTACTGCATTTGTAAATGGTATTTTAGAATCAAAACAATGGATACTTCAAGATAATGGACAATTTGAACCTTTATTTGAAAGGTTCGAAAAAAATATTAGTAGCCTTCCTAAAAATAACAAGAACGTTTATTTAAAAGAACAAGTAATTGCGTTCATTAATGCACTCAAAACATTGTAAATAAATATATGAGAAATTCTATTTCAAAATTCATTACTGCTATTTGTGAAAAAAATTATTCACAAGCAGATTCACTTTTAAAAGACATATTAACCGAAAAGGTAAAACAAAAAGTTAAAAAAATCATCAAAGACAAAGAATATTGCTGTGATGATTGTAAAAAACAAAAAAAACATTGCAGTGATTGTAAAAAAAACAATAAAACTGTATCAAAGAAAGGTAAATAAAATATATAATTCA